TGTTGCTATTTTTGTTTTGCATATGGGATATTCTTTGGATACTAAAGATTGATTAAATTTGAATATTGCACAGTCATTGTGAACAGTAATAATAATCGGCAATGACCGTCTTGGCCTTGACATATCGGCTCATTCTTGCGGCGCATACGCCTTCCGCCAACGCCGCGCTGGCAATCGTGGGCCATGAGCTCAGCAGCTGGTGCGTGGTCGCCTCCCTCTTTTCCACCTTTTTGCCGGTGGTTGATGTGCATATTGGGTTATTTGTAACTGCATTCGTCATGGCATAATAATCATCACGCAATGACACGCCATAGTATCCCTCATTGTTTCCCTGTTCGGTCCACACGGTCGCTTTCAATGCATGCGGCGACGCATTCAAATACGCCTTCAAATCCTTCATGTCTGTCTCGACCAATGGTATTCCAACCGATTGTTTCCACTTCTGGTACTCTTTCAACAATACCGAGTTCAGAATCTTGCCACAGTCCGAAAATTGACACCGTTCAAACAAAAACGTCTCCGCATTCGGGTTCAACGAAAGCGATGATACATCCGATGATGGCATTTTCTTGTATTCCACCGTTTTCAGCTTCACGCCAAGGTAGCCGTGCACCCCGCGAATGCGCTTGGCCTTGAATCGCACGTCCAAATAGTTCTTCAGCGCGTGGAACGTCTCTTTTGTTGGCTTGGTTTGACACCACAGACGGAATCGCCCCTCCATGCTGACCGACGACTCCTCCACATCGGGGCGCACAATGCACGCCACTTTGATGAATTCGTTGAACTTATGTGTCAGCTCGTCCTCCGGCAGCAGCACGTTCTGATACACGGATTGGTGACCCGCCGCAACCACCTCCAGCTCCTGCTTCTGTTTGGTCGTGAGTTCCCGCAAATCAGTCAGTTCAAGGGCCTGGGTTGCCACCGTTTTCTGCAGTTCACGGTTTTCGGCTTCCAGCACCTCGTTGCGCTGCATCAGCCGGTTGAAGTTGTCAATGCTGTACGTACGCGAATGAATGATGTCGGCGATGTGTTTCTTCAGCCGCTCAATCGTGAAATTCGTGCTGTCGTATGCAATGATTTCGGTCTTGTTTTTGCCGCCCACTTCAATGCTGCGGATGTGGCGCTTGATTTTCGGATACGTCTTGATCAGGTTCTCTATCTCCACCTTGTTTTGCACCCGGAAGGCGGCAACCAGCACGAAATTTTGGTATTTCTTGCGGTGGTCCATTACGCGCGTGGAGAGATCATTCGTGTGACCGAATTTGATCAGCTTCTCGTTTTCAGCGTTCGTGTTGTCAATAGTGCCAAAGTAGATGCACTCCGTGTTTAACGGGAACTGCCCGATAATCGCATGCTCCACAGCGCGCTGCTTCTCTTTCTTCGTGGATTGGATGACGGAGTCCTTTTCTTGGATCACTGCTTGGATGACGGCATTTTTTTGTTCAAGTTGCTGTTTCAATTCATCGGTCTCTTCTTCCACAATTTGGTGCAGAACCTCTTCCATCTTCATGTAATATTCATGAATTTCTGATGCTTTTTTCGTTTGTGCTTTCAGACATAACGACTTGAAACAACGAACGGTAAGCATTATGATTTGCTTGTTGTGACCGCCATGACTCTTGGTAGCTTCATGATGCTCAATGTTTTTGTAATCAATATCAATTTTGAAATGTTTCTCAATCATGTTTTTTGCATGATATTTTTGTTGAAATCCTAACCAGTTCCATACGTTGTCCAAATCAACGACGAAATCCAAATTTTTGTCATAGTTCAAGTAGCAATAAAAACTACTCACAAATAACTGTTGCTCAAATCCAGTGAATGATTCCTGAATTTTGGTCAACAGTTTGCCATTGTATTCTTGCGACAGTCGGGTGATGGGGTTTTTCTCAATCAGCTCAACGATGTTCAGCTCCTGTTGTGGTTGTGGTTGTGGTTGTTGTTGTGTTGCGGGTTCCATGGTGATGGGTTTATACTATGCATAGGCGGACTCTGTTTAAGTTGTTTTGTGCGTTATGTTTTTATAATCGCAATGCATAATTTATAAAAGCAAATGTTTATGCGGAGTATGAAATGCGCTTTTATATTTTGAAAACGGGGTTTATGAAATCTTGCTACGCCGATTGGAGGAGCAAGATTGTAACTGATTTGATGTGCAAATTTTGACTTGTCCAACGTATTGAGAGAAATAAACGCAGTGTTGTTGGCCCCAAGGCCGAATTGAAATAAAAGCGCTCCCGCAGTTGCGGGTTCGCTTTCGCGTATATGAAATCAAACAAAATCACATTTTCAAAGTGAAAAATCTTGCTCCCGCAGTTGCGGGAGCAAGATTGAAAAGCGCTTCACCCAAATGTGAAGCAAGATTTCACCATTTGCTCTTTTTTACGTTGATTTTGGGCCCTTTTTTACCCGAGTTTTTGGGGTCGTACGACTCCTCTTCATCATCCGAGTGCAGATCTTTGGAGATTTCCCAGAATTCCTTAGAGCCCAGCTTGAACGGACCGTGCTGTTGCGCCTTGTACCAGAAGATTTGTTCGTGCAGTTTGTTGGATTTCGCATTGTTATTGATCACCAAGCACTCAAAATTTTCGGTGCACTGGTCCATCACCTGACAAAAGCTCTCAAATGTGGGGAACATGCCCGCGTAATTCTCCCAGATGCGTTTGCGGTTGGCGATATACGGTTCGCGCAGGATAAACACGTAATCAATGTTCGTGCGCAAATTGGGCGGAATACCGAGCGGATATTGCATTGTGATGACTAACATGATCTTCCAATGTCTCCCGTTCATAAAAAGGAGGCGCATCATGACGTCCTTGGTCCATTTGTTGTCATAGAGGCAGTCGTCAAGGACGACGAAGGTGCGGGGGTCAATGGTGGAGCGTTTGTAAGTTTCAATCTCTTTTTTCACTTGTTTGAGGACGGCTTTTTGGCGCTTGAGGATATTTTCAATGATGGCGGTGTTGTAGGCGTCGTGGATGAAGAGTTTTGGGACGTGGGCTGCGAAGAAGCCGTTGCCGGCTTCGGTGCCGGAGATGACGGTGCCGATGGGGATGTCCTGGTGGTGGTACATGAGGTCCTGGACGAGGAAACTTTTGCCGGTGTCACGGCGGCCGATGAGGACGATGACGGGGCCCTTGTTTTCGTCGGGCCTAAAGCTGATGGAGCGCATGTCAAATTTGGAGAGTTCCAGGTTCATTGTGTCAAAATCGGGGGTATAAAATCAGGGGGTACAAGTGCAATACAAGTGCAATACAATACAATTAAATAATATTACAATTATTTAAACGCGAGAGCGATGAAGGAGTGGATAGAACGGTTCTACTACGTGTTGCTGTATGCGTGGTACGCGCTGTATGTGGTGGCGCTGCTGGGCATTGCGACAGTTGCACCAGCGTATTTAGAGACCATAAACATGGGGTTAAAGTATTTTATTATCGGGTTTTTGATGGTGAGGTTCAATCCGTGGACCAAGCACGCGGAATTCACCGCGTTTGACCGCACGATTGTGTTTAGCGCGGCGTTCTTTTTGCTGGCGTCCACTGCGGTTGCGTCGCTGTTCACAAATGCGTTGCATTTGCCGAATATGGATTAACATTGGTAATTTGGGAATTTGGGAATTTGGGAATTTGGGAATTTATTGAAAGTTGGTTACATTCTAATAATTATTTATTTATATCATGAAAAGTGTATAGTAACCATGAGCAGTCCCAAAACGCTGGATGACTTAGAACAAGCGCTGGTGAAGCAGGCGGTTGAAAACATTACAGCGCGCGTTGGCGCCAAAAAAACCAATGACCCCAAAATGAAGGACATTATTGCAATTGTGGAGCGCTTCATAAAGAAGCACGAGCTGGTGTGTTATGGGGGGACGGCAATCAACAACATTCTGCCGGAAGAGGCGCAGTTCTACGACAAAAAGACGGAGATCCCGGATTACGATTTTTATTCGCCCAAAGCGCTGGAACACGCGAAGGACCTGGCCGACGAGTTTTACGAGAACGGGTTTTCGGAGGTGGAGGCCAAGTCGGGCATGCACCACGGCACGTACAAGGTGTTTGTGAATTTCGTGGGCATTGCGGACATCACGCAGCTGGACCCGACGCTGTTTAAGAACATTCGTGCAGACGCGATCAAAGTGGACGGCATCCTGTACGCGCCGCCGAACTTGTTGCGCATGGGCATGTACTTGGAGCTGTCGCGCCCCGAGGGCGACGTGTCGCGCTGGGAAAAGGTGAGCAAGCGGCTGGCTTTGCTGAACAAGCACCACCCGTTGAGGGCGGAGGGCTGCACGCCGGACAAATTGATGAAGCCGTTCCAAACGCCGAAGCAGCATGCAACAAAGCATTTGAAGGCCAGTCCCACGGCCGATGAAATTGACGATTCGCGCCCCCCAGCAGACGAGCCAAAAGAGGTGCGCCTGTTCCGCACGGTGCGCAACGCGTTCATAGACGAAGACTTGGTGTTTTTCGGGGGGTACGCCATTTCGCACTACGCGCGGCACTTGCCGAAGTCGGAGAAGGCGCTGTTTGCGCAAATTCCGCACTTTGACGTGCTGTCGACGGATCCCGAGGCCAGCGCAGCCAAGGTGAAGGAGCGCTTGGAAGACAACGACTTCACGGGCGTAGTTGTCACCAAGCACTCGGGCATTGGCGAAATTGTGCCGGAGCACTACGAGGTTGCGGTGGGCAAAATCCCGATTGCGTTCATTTACAAGCCGGTGGCGTGCCACAGCTACAACGTTGTGCAAGCGGGCAAGCGGCGGGTGCGCATTGCCAGCACGGACACCATGCTGAGCCTGTACTTGGCCATGATTTACACGGACAAGCCGTATTACGACGTGGCGCGCATTTTGTGCATGTGCAAGCATTTGTACGACATTCAGCAGCACAACCGGCTGAAACAGACCGGGTTGCTGCGGCGGTTTGGACTCACGTGCTACGGCAAGCAAGAAACGCTGGACGACATCAAAGCCGCAAAGGCGGAGAAGTATCAAACGCTGAACCACAACGACCCGGAATACGAGGAGTGGTTTCTGAAGTATTCGCCCATGGAGTATTTTGAGCACACGTACAATACTGTAAAACACAAGCTCACCGTGAAACGGTCCCCTAACGCAAAAAAGAGCCCGTCGCCCAAAGCTCCGTCGCCCAAAGCCCCGTCACCCAAAGCCCCGTCACCCAAAGCCCCATCGCCTAAAAAAACAAGGAACACGAAGACCACGTTGAAAAAGAAGAAGAAGACGCAGAAGTCCAAACCGTTGATCAATAAGTTTTTCAAAATAATAACTTAAATGGTTTGAATCACATGTAATAATAAATGTCGGAATAACAAAACATTTATTATTTTGGTATGCAGAACGACAATCCAGACCTTGACCGACCATTGGTTGTTACATACTGCAATAAATTCAAAGAAACAAATTACGAAAACACGCGGCGATTGGTTGAAACGCTGCAAAACAATGAGTGGGACCACACGGTGCTGGGATCCGGCGAAACGTGGGTGAATTTCATGACAAAAATAAATGCATGCCGTAACTATTTGGAAACGTTGCATCCCGATAAAATCGTAGTTATCATAGATGCACACGATGTGTATTGTTTGCGCAACGCGCACTACTTTGTGGATGAATTCAAGGCGCTAAACAAGCCGATCGTTCTCAGCATGGAGCTGTTTGCGGAAGGTCGGCTGAATTACAACACCAGTCAAGAGTATGTGCAGGTGGAATGGTTGGGGCCCTATTTTGAGCACCATGGAATGCGCGTGACGACCACCGATCAAGTCAAAAAGTACGTGAACGGGGGCCTAATATGCGGATACGCCCGGAACCTGCTGCATTTGAACAACTGGATGTTTGAAAATGGTTACACCGACGATCAAAAAGCGGCGGCGGCGTACGCCAATGCGCACCCGGACGACGTGCATTTAGACATGGACGCGCGGTTGTTGCACACGTGCACGTCTGCCGTGAATTTTGGGCTGCATGCCCAAGCGCAGTGTGACGACAGTCCGTCGTTTGGCGAGTTATTCGGACACTCCGCGTATTTTTTGCACATACCCGGTCTGCACTGTGGCGGCGGTCAACTCATGATGTACAACGTGGTGTATGACGTCCTGCAACGCTACAACCCGCGCATTGCTGCCGAATTGCCGTCGTACAATTACAACTA